CGCATTGGCGCGCAGCTGACTGCCCAAATCCTGGTGGAATGCCCACACGTCCGCGAAGTAACTGTCCGTAGACACCGTGTAGCCGCTACCGACTGACTCGGTGTTGTCCGCTCGCTTTTCCGCCTCGTCACGGAACCAATCGTTCTTCGTGCGAATGTAATACTTGTCCGATTGCTTGTCCACCGGCACAACCGGGAACACCTTGGACGCGATGTATTGCTCCTGGTCCGTCGCGTAGGCGACACTGATGTTCGTCAGAATCGCGTCAACGTGAACGTCCCCCTGGCTCGGGCTGCTTTTCCGGTAAGGCTGCTTCAACATTGGAATCCTTCCCCTTAAGTTTTTGTTGCGCTTCACGCACCCAGTGCTCCCATGCCCCCAACATTCCTTTACCGAGGCGGATAAGCACTAGATGCAATTGAAGCGTTCGTTCGTTCACTGCCTACTTGGCCAAAGCAGCGTTCTTGCAGTCGAAGAGAACTGAGCACTCCTGACCGTCAGCATCGCTGTCGTCCATGATGGTGCCCAGTGCATACTGGGTGACATCGACGCCAGACACGATGGCGACGGCTCGGCCCACAGCAGACGTGCCCAACATGTCGCCCTTGGCCACATTCGCGCCGCCGACCAGACGCGAGATGCCATCGGCCATTATTTCAGCCGCTTGGCCCAATGCCGAAGGCTTGTTTTGGAGAATTCCACACGGGCGGTCGGTAATCGCAGCGATAGCGGCGATGCGACCGTTCGCGTCGAGTTTGACGAAGTGGAATTGCTTGGCCGACAAATCGGCGGCAGCTTCCTTGCTGAACTTGAATCCAGGAACTTCAACGGGCATGTGACTATCTCCTAGTTATGTGACGAGGTTATGGGTTACTGGGCTGAGGAACCGCGCTCCGCACGGTATTCCTTGACCAGCTCCGGGTTTTCATCGCACGCCCGGTCGAACGCCTTGGAAAACGGAATCTTCTCGGTTTTCTGGATGTCTTCGGCCTTCTTCTTCAAGTCCGCAAACGCGGTGCCCTGCGTCTGACCTTCCTGGCCGTGACCCCGTTCGTCGCCCGTTGCCGCTGCCAACGCCGTGTTGCCAGCCTTGAGCAGAACTTCCAGCGCCGTGAAGTCTTCCGCCTTGATGGCTTTCTTGACCCGGTAGAGTAACCGGGTGGATGCATCGACTTCACCGGGATACGCCTTCACGATGTCCTGACTCTTGGCAACAAACTCGGACTCCTCGCGCGCAGCCTTCTCGAGAACTGCGGTTGCCGTCGCTTCCTTCGCTTGGTCTGTCGCTGCCTTGGCATCGGCAATCGCCTGAGTCGCATCGGATTGTGCTTTTTCGACCATGGCTCGAATTTCCGGTGCCAGGGTCTTGAGCACTTCCTCGGGGACCGGCTCGGCCTCGACCGTCACGCCGCCCTTGGCAAGCAATGCCTTGAGTTGGTCAACTTCTTCCTTCGAATACTTCGTGGCGTCGATTTTCATGTCCGTGAACTCCTTGTCTCCGGGTTGAGGTGCTTTGCTTTTGAACAGCAGAATTTCGGCTTGGGGATTCGACCCCACTTCCACTAACGCGACACGAGTGATGGCCAGCTTCCGCAGAATCTTCGTCGCCATAGTTACTCCCCTGCTTCAAGGACTGCCGAACCCGAGATAGAGAACATGGAATACTGGCCCGACACCACCTTCGCAAAGACAGCGGCATCCGGCACCCAGAACCCTACCCACCAGCCGATAGGCAGAGCGTCTTTGGCGAGTCCCATTCTCTCCAGTTTATCAGGGGTTACGACGAAGGATTCTATCTGGATGCCCTGGACAGCTTCGGTATGCTTTTCGTCCAGGTCTCGATAGAACATGTTGAACTCGTAAACAGCGGCCTCCAACTCGTCAGGCGGGATGATGTGCTCGTGGGAGTCCACTATCACTTCACCGCCGGCAGACACAGCCACGGATGCCCACCCAAACACTTGTTGTTTGAGCCCGTCGATTTTTGATACTTTGAATCGAGTTTCAGTCATAAAAGTTAAGGCGGAGCCCTCAACCTGGTCGGCTGTTGACTCCGCCTCCTCACCTCTGACGGACGAGCTCTACGACACCATGCTATCTTCTTCCCACACGGACAATACCACGGTCAGGATTGGGCCGTCAACTGTCGGGCGTCTCCCCCTGGGTAGTAATAACCACGGCGCGGACGGTTTGCCCGTCACGGTTTAGCTTTACGTCGATTTGCACCGAGCGAAAGTTTATATCCGTATTCAGCACGTCCCGGTATCGGTCCAAGGCTTTCCGGACAGCTTGGGTCACGGTATCCGCCCGGGTCACGGGGGCACGAGGGATAATTTTAGGAAGTGCCATATACCCTTATGCTACAGCTATTATCCATTGCTCATCGTTATCAACGACAGCAACAGTGATAGTGGTCGCCGGTAATCGCTGACCAGCAATGGTGCCCGACGTTTTCTTACGCTGACACCGGCATCGGGTCTGACTAATGGCCAGCGAACGAGTCACTAGAATGCGGCCCACTAAAACTTCGGGAGGGGTGTAAGGACGTCGAGGGCGTGGCACCCGTCGAGGGGCGTAGCCCCCACCAATGTCTTCATCAACGACAGGCTGTGCCGCTGCCGTCAATTCTGCGGTAATGTCTTCTAAAGCGAGACCGCGTGTGACCGTTATCGTGCCAGCGACATCGATGACGAGGCCAGTGGCATTCTCCGAGGCTAATCCTCGGGTAACACTGATATCACCTTCGACCGCTGGCGCGGCAACATCATCATCACCCAGTTCAGCACTAAACCATCCAGCAGCGGACAGTAATCGGCTGAACCAGCCTTTGACGGTGTAGATAGGGTCAAAGATAAATTTCATCAGTGTTACCGCATGTGTTTAGCTGGACTTTGCCGTGAACTGGACTGTAATGGTAACGGGCCACGCGCCAGATAGTGCAGTTGAACGAATTGTGATTCCCTCACCCTCGCGCAGGGTAAAGGGTCTATTTCCAGGGATGTGCCGATAACAGTTTCCATACGCACTATTCGATGCTTGTGTCTCTTCTCCGTTAATCGAACAACCAAGAATATTAGGGTTCGCTGGTTCTGTCGGGTCAGTCGTGCAGTTCGAGTTCGTATTGAGATTCGCGTGTGTTGATGGCTGCGACGAATCGAATGAAGTCTCCGAGAGACCCGTGCAGGTTGTGCCTCCAGATGTTGTGCGACGAATTTGGAATGACTGCACAAGTCCAGTTACAGCAGCAGCAAGGTCAGGATTGATAGTGATGGAATAGATTCGGTAGACCTGACCCGTCCCAGCACCATTGAACATGTTGAGGTGGTCTTTGCTCGCCGCTGCTGCACTCGCATAAACGACAGCGGTGTAGGTGTTATCTACGTCCTCTCGCATGAACAGCACACCAGCCGAGTTGACAGCAATCGGAGAATATTCCCCGTTGCTCCCAGCAAGAGTTGTCGCGCCGTCATCATTACGCACAGCCAATGCCATCACACCGACATCTCCGCTGGTATGCGCAGTATCTTCCGTTTTGCCAAGGTCAGTCTCGACCGTTGCCGTCTGCGTCATCGGAACAATCATTAGGTCATATGTGACTGTAACGGTTCCCGCGCTGTAGGCTGAGATACGCGCTCGAAATGAATCGTATCCGGCGACTGGAACTTCCCACTGCGTGATGCCAGCTGTTTGTGTCGAAGACGCAAATGTAGTAGTGCCCGAAAGTTTACCGCGAAGGAAAGTCCAATTTGAGCCATCTGACGTCGCTTCAAAGTTGATGGTAGTGCCGCCACTGCAAGCGGAGCAGTTTATGGTTAGGTTAAGAGTGCCTTGCGTTGACACGACTACACTGCTGCCGTTACCGTTTGCTGTAGCTGCAGTCTGTAGATTAGCTTCTGCAAACGAGCCCGCTTGCAACTGAACACCAATCGACCCAACCACTCCTACCTGTAATCTACCCGAGGTGTCCGTCAAAACATCTTGAGTATTACCACTACCATCACGGCCACCGATGCGAACAGGGTTGCCCGACACAGCAGCACCGTCTGCAGCAGGACCGATGACTGTTGTTGTGCCACTAATTGGAACGGGTGTCGCACGAAGCTCGGCATCAGTCAACCCTCCCCCACCAGCTGGGAGCACTACTGGAATGCGACCGCCGACTAATGCAGGCAGTTTACCGTCAACACTCCCCAGAGTTGCTTCCGTTGCGGCACCAGTCGGCAGTGGCAACGACACGGCAGACACAGGCACCGCACTTGCACGAAGTTGTGCGTCAGTAAGACCACCACTTACCGGCACCGGGGTCGCGCGAAGTTGTGCATCAGTCAAAGGGCCAGACACTGGTACCGCCGACGCACGCAATTGTGCGTCCGTCAGACCTCCAGTTGTTACTGTTCCGCTAACCGGGACAGGAGTCGCTCGTAATTCAGTATCCGTCAGTAATCCCGCGACCGTGGCTTCGGTCGCCGCTCCCGTAGGTAACGGCAATGATGCAACACTTACGTCTTGTGTGCCACTTGGAATATTGCGCGTCACAAGGCCATAATCCGCTGCACCGGGTGCCGCATTAAATACGCGCATGCTTCTCGCTAGGGCACCACTATCAATACCTACAACAACGTTGCCTACACCGTTTAACGTAGTCGAACCATCCCCCGCTGCAGTAATCTTCCAATGAGACTCCATCGTAGATGCGGTCATCTCAACAAGAACACTACCACTTGTATACGCCAGCACCCGCACACGATACCCGCGCTCGTATCCACCGATATACGCTGCGTATTCCGCTGACTGAATATTAGGGTTCGTAACCGTGGCACCCCACCCTGGGCCGGTGAGGTCAAGAGCATACGTAGGCTCCCAATCTCCATTGCCAGAGATGTGCTCAAATATGAGTGTGCCTACAAAGGACGATGGCCAGAGCGCAAATCCTGCACTTCGATAACCACTTAAGGGAATTTCAACAGCCTCGTTCACTACGTCAAGTGTAGCCGACGATGTAGCCGTCACAGGTCCACTAATCGGTTGTGTGGCACCGGACCCGTCAACGGGAACTGGCGTTGTCCGAAGTTGAGCATCCGTCAATCCGCTTGTCGTCACGGTGCCACTAATCGGGACGGGGGTTGCACGAAGTTCCGCGTCGGTCAATAATCCAGCCAAGGTGGCTTCAGTTGCCGCACCAGTTGGAAGTGGAAGTGTAGCCGCGCTAACAGGGACTGGCGCCGCACGAAGTTCGGTGTCTGTTAGGCCTGCCGCTCCTGGCGTGGATACAGTCACCAGCGGACCCGTGGACGGCATGCCTGACGCCCGAATAGAAACAGCAGCGGTGCCTGACCCCAACGCTGACGCTCGAACACGGACACGCTGATATCCAGCCACAGGCATTTCAAATGCTCCGTTAGCGGCTGTGGCGGTCGCAATGGTGGCAGACCCCGGGGGATGGGCGGAAATACTCACGTAGTTTGTGCCATCCACTGTCGCTTCAAATTCCAGTGTGCCCGTCCATGTGCCTGTAACTTGAACTACGACCGCGCCGAAATTGTCCAAGTTCAACACGACGGTTTGGGCTGGCGCCGTCAAATTCCCGCTGTTGCTTGCATCCTGGGCGAGAACCGACGTATTTAGCACGAAAATGAACAGTAACGTAAACAGCAGTCTAGACATGTTGACTCCCTACTATGTGACCGGCCACGGTGCTGACCGTTTCTGCAGACCAACTAATCCCACCTTCGAACAGCATCCCGTAAAACGGTTGAACGCGAGTTTCATTGGCGAGAAGCTTGAAATCTTTACAATACGAATGCGGGGCACCGGCTTTATCTTTGATGGTGATTTTCTGCACTTGAGCGGTGAGGTTTACAAGTGCAATAGCCGTAACCTTTGTTGGAACACTAGTCACGTCTGTGTCAGCCACCGGAATGGCTAGATACCCGGAATCATAGTCTAGAGAATCTCTAGCGCTTTTTCGAGACCCCCATCGGTCAAAGACCGAAAAGCCGTCACCATCCACGTATTGAAGACTTTCGCCGGCAAGCAATTCAACTTTGAATAGCTCGGCCGGAGTGGCCCCATCTGTATGCGACACTGTAAGTGTGTTCGGGTCAGTGGCATGGGCGTTACGGGCCAAAATGGTCTGAACGTTTCGCTGCTGTGTGGCAACAGGAGAACCAGATATATCGGTCGTTGCGGCAGTTAGGATTTCCTTGTTTTTGTTCCCAGGTGTGATGGTTACTCCATCTTTATCAACCCACGATACATGTGAGTTAATAACCCCGGCAGCTGACGTAACAAGCTGTATCTTGTCCGATACGCTAACCAACAATAACATGGCTTAACCTTTCGGAATAGAATATACAGCACTCAATGCGCTGACAATAGCGCCAGCGACAATGTTAGTGGTGTTTAGAACAAGATTCGCCGCCGCCACATCAGCTGACCCATCTTCCATGACGGTGACGCCATCTGATTTCAAGAAACGATACCAAGTCGCCGTGCCCGTCGCATTTGCTGACGTGTCAGGGGCAATCGGATTGGCAACGGCCACACCCCCAACAGCAGGAGCGTAGGCCGGGGTGCCGAACCGAAGTTCAGCCAGCAGTGTTTGTGCGCCTACAGGGGTGTCGGCATCGACAGCTTGCACCCCATTATAGACACGAATATAGCCATTGTTGAGTAATGCACGACTAGCATCAGCTTCAGCGTTGACTAACGTTTCCGAGAATTTAGGATTAGCAGCCATGCCTATTCTTCTTTCGATTCGGGTGGGACTTGTCGGATGCGCGTGGTCAGACCCTTATCGTCACGCTCGATAACTTGGTCCATCTTTGGCGGTTGTTGGATGGTTACAGCAGGCGCTTCCACCGTTACAGCCGGGGCCGCAACATGGATGACGGGTTCCATTTTTACTTCTGGTGTGTGAACCACGACCGTCCGCTCGGGCACGGTAACTGTAATGCTTTGGTTGGACGGGACCGGAGCCGGAGGCGGGGTATCCTTGATGACTTCGACTGTCTTCAAGATTTTCCCGAGTATTTGTGATGCTTCATCACGCGCCTGTTTGGCAACGGCTTCCTTGTCGTCATCTGAATCACCTTTGTCATCGCCCTTGTCATCAGGGTCAGCATCATCAGGCGAAACCTTTGCTTCCGGTTTTGGTGCTTCACGACCAAGCTCGACTCCTTCGGACGGTAGTGACCCAAATTGCAGCAATTTCTTTTCCAGCAGGATATTCGGGAACATCTGGAACCCGGCATCATGCAGTGATTTGATGTAGTCGCCCAGTTCCTTCAGGTTCGGGACTTCCACATCAGTATAGACCAACTGGGGGGCACGTTCTGCATCCAGTCCATTGATAGCCAATAGGCGCGGGATGGCATACCGATTGAAGACAGCCTTGATGGCTTCCAGCCAGCCACCAATCGCCATGCCAAACATGTGCGTCTTACTCCCAGCAAGAGCAAATGACCCGTAGCGGTTGTTGTGTCCCAGGACAATGAAGTCTGCAAGGACTGACATCGCTATGTTATTGTTGTAGCGGTCAATGATTTGCGAGGTGTCGAAGTTCCGGCGACCGCCCGTGGACAGCAGGGTTAGTTCCCATCCGAAGGGAAGTAACACACCTTCTTGCTCATCTCGACGGATGTTCCGAATTACCGTTTCCGCTTCCGTGCGAAGGGCTGCCATCGTCGGGTCGTTCGCGTCCCAGATATCGACGTTCTCCGGCGGTTGCAGCGTAGGCAATCCAGCCAAGTCACGTTCGATGCCGACGCCCTCAATCTCTTCGATGCGTTTCTTGAAATACCAGGGGCGATAGGAATTGCGAAGAATGGAACGGCCTTCCGGGTTGTTCTTGGCAGTTAGAGTGCGGAACAACAACGCTTTCTCTACTGGGATAAAGACCGAGGGTTTGCTGGACCGTCTCTGCCATAATCCTTTGATACCGCCGGAATCGTCAAACTCCCATTTTTCAAATGTGTCTTGGGGACGCAGCGGCATCTTACGCCAGCCAATCCGTCCATCCGAGAATCGTGAAGCTTGCCCTGGTTTGGCGTTGAACCCGTCCCGCTTTTTGTAGACAATTTCCAGATACGCCCAACCGAAAGGCAGCATCGTCAAGACTTCAGTGAGCACGTCCTGCCACGTGGAGCTCATGTCTTCACGACAGCTGTCCACAAACTCGGCAATTTCTTTGTCTTGAGGGGTAGGTTCTTTGGCCTCGGCATCTTTGAACGGGTCCAGATGCCAGTTGGCTTGGCGAATCAGCATTTCAACGGCAAACAAGATAGCGCCAATGATAGGGTCATTGTCGCGCATTTCTTTGTAGTTTTTGATGCCGAGACGGCCTTGTAATTCAGGAAGGAATTCCTCTCGAACCGTGCCCCCTGCTGTATTCAGCCCGGAGGAGCCGATTTCGGAGAAACCAACGCGCTGGGCTTCAGGGCGGCGGAACTTATCAACAGGCTCTTTCTTTTTCGGCATATCTCCTACTTCCCTGCCCGCCAGTATGAGGGACGGGTGAAACTGCCAATTGAAGGTTTGCGCCCACTAACTTTCTTTTCTAGAACTCGGAGGCCACCTTCTGTTGCGTCGGGGCCATCGTCGTAGGTGCCTGGAAACTCGTCATATTGCGCGAAGTATTCTGGAACTGCATCGATTAAATGCTTAGCGAACCGAATGATACGCTGACGGATGGGGGATTGTAAACTCAAAATCCGGGTGATTTTATTCTGCGTTGAATTACGGACGCGAATCCGGGGATAGAGTTGTCGTTCTTTTGCTTTACGCCCAAGCGATGTGGCCAGCAAATTCTTATACATGTTTTCTTCAACGCCCAAGGCCGCTGGATACTTTTCATACATGTCCAGCATCGAATCCATCTGGGCGTCAGGAAGGGTCCGCGTCATCTCGACATCGAAGACATCAATGAAATTCTGGCGGTTCCGGCCCATCGCCACAATTGCACAGAAGTCACGCTTCCCACGTTTCACTTCACCGGGATTCTCGCCACCTGCCGGGTCAATGCTGATAATGATTTCAGCATACTCGGACAACATGGATTTATCCCACTCAATTAACTCAAAATCTGAAATGTTGAACGCCTTGTGTTCTTCTTCACGCGGGTCATTCATCATCTCGCGCGCATAACCTAGTGAACCGACGTTCGGCTCATTCTTGTAACGTAGCAAGGCTTCTAACCCCCATACTTCTGGCCACAGAGGTGAGCCATCCGTGCGCGTGTTGCCTATTTTATACCGTTCATTCTCGCGGGTCGGGATGTTTTCAGCTCTCCATAACTTCCCGTCCCACGTTGGGTCTTTCACCAGGGTCGCAATCAAGCAATCATGGTGCGGCAAGTTCCCAATAACGAAGATATCCCAGTTCGTTGCGCCCAGCCCCATGAACGTGCCGCCAAACCATCGCTTGTGCCGTTGGCGCTTCAGAAACGTATCTGCTGTCTCAGGGCTCTCGGGGTCATCCAGAATTGCCAAGTCTGGGCGACGCTCGCGATGCTTCATGCCGCGCATCCGGGCACCCATACCTTTGGCTCGAACGGTGGCAAAATTCGCAAAGACGATTTGCCGGTCGGTCCACTTGATGGTTTGACCTCGTTCATCCTTTGCTGGAGCGAGATGCGGGAAATCCGCTAACAACAATTCGTTCGTCTCGCACTCGTGCGATAATGTGGCCAGGTTCGCTTCGGCCGTATCGGCAGACTCACCAATCATCAAGATGAAGTATTTCTCTTGATAAGCCAATTTCTGTAACGGAAGGGCCAGGTCGATGATGGTCGTCTTGCCAAACTTGCGGGGGGCAATTCTCGCTACTCGCGACCCCTCGGGCACCTTCCCCATGTTGTCACAGGCTTCGAAGATGTCGTCATGCATCTCACAAAATTTCTCAGTGAAATGATGCCCCAGATATCGTAGGGCAAAGGCTCGTAACGACAACCGGCCAGTATTCAGTGTTTTTTGTTGGGGGGAATCGGGCGATGCTTGACGTAGCCCTTTCACTGCAAACCGCAAGTCAATTTTCGCGGACGGCATATCCAGTGCCGCCGCATCTTGAAAGGAGCCTAGTGTCCTAGGCGTCGTGCGTTTCGGCATGGGTGCCTTCTTCTAATTGATACGTTTCCTGCGCCGGGGCCGGTAGTCCGGTCAAGGATGACTTGGTATCCAGAGATACTTGCGACCACTCATCCTCAATCGCCTTCAGCACCTTGCCATCCCGCACATGCTTGGCGACGATGATACCCATTGCTTCCGTTGCACGGCGGAACGTTTCTAGGTCGATACTGCCAGAGCGTTCAATCCGGTGCTGGCGTTCGATGATGCGGCTGACCGCTTCGATGAGATGTGCAGCTTCCGTAATGTCAAGCGCCATACGGGGCTTTTGCTTGCCATCCTTATACCACTTCATCAGTGCGGTGCGGAAGGTGTAAAATCGCTCGACGTAATCGACCATCATCGCGCGCATCAGCTGGATTTCCGGCACCAGGTCAAAGATGTTGCGCTCCATGGTGTCAAGCTTCTTAAACTGCTCACGGATGGCAGAGTTGCCGATTTTCCGATAGCGATGCACCGGGTCATAGGGCACTCGGTTATCGTGGTCAATACAGTAACCAGACCCCGGGTGCGCCGTCCGTGCCCCGGCTTTCACTTTACAAAACCGGGTGCTTCCCGCTAGGGGGTAGTTGCACCGGCCCATAATGGGCTTTACTTTCGGTGTCAACGCCTCCTTCAAAGCGGCGAACCGGCGTCGGGCAACTTTCATATTAAGCCGTGCCTTCCGGCTTCGGAGGTTCTTCACCTACAGGGGCAGCGGCCTTCATAGCTTCATCTTCCCTCGTAAGTTGGCCCATCACTTCTTCCACATCCTTACCCCGCTGCCCAGAAATGGTCTGCAATACTGCTTCTGATTGCATCAATGCCAGCCGTGCATAATGCGCCATCTGAACATCTTGCAACGCCAATCCATCTCTCTGAATAGCCGCTGCCACAAACAGCGCGGCCATATGTTCTCGTTTGGTCAACCCCCGGAACACTTTGATATGTTCCCTTCCATCTTCCGTGGTGACCACCATTTCTTGCGGCATGACGCTCTGATATGGTGGCAAGATGTCCAGACGCATCACGGCGCGGCGGCGTAACTCCATCTCGGGAGATAGCGGAATCGCGGGTGTGACTTGGGCATGGCGATTCCCACTCTTCTTACCGAACTGGTGCTTTTTGTCGTTCATGGGAAAGTCTCCTGAAATGGGGTTACCGGGTCCAACGATACCACAGCGCCGCAATCAGCGCGGTGGGGTATTTCTTGGTGAGCTTTGAGTCTGTCGCGGCTGGGTAGTGACCAACGTCAGCGGCGTGGAGAGTTTGCAACCGGGCAAAGTCATTCTTGGGCAGCACAATGGTCAGGGACCGTCCTCCATCGCGGAAGGTGACCTCACGTGGATTGACTGGCACGACCGGGGTAATCTTTGCCGGCTTAGCGGTCCTTACAGCGACACGCGCCCCCGCCCGGGGGGTATGACGCGGCGACCGGCGAACGTTGCCTACAGTGACGGGACGGCCCTGCTTTCGCCGCTTCCCGGATGCGGTGCGGCCCCGGCATAATCGGCATGTTGGGCGCAGAATCCCTCCCGGCTGCCGTGGTTCCCGCTTCCGGTGACAGAACGGGCATTTCTCCTTATCACTCCATGTCTGATTCATGGCGGCGTAAGGCCTAGGCCTCGATACAATCGGGCCCAGCAATTGGCCGCGTATCGGGCGGTCAGCCTCACACCAAGGGCGGTAAACCTTGAACCCCTGGCTGTTCCGATACATATACTGGGCACGACGAGTGCATCCCGGCTGTTGGCATTGTGGAGCTGGGTCACCGTCGTTAACTTTCACACAATGGGCGACTTTTACTTTAACCGTTCCCATCGCACCTTCCCCATGCACCACTCCTTGGCGATTTCCCAGTGTTTGTTTAGAAAGGCCTTCCCCTCAAGGTCACGCTTTAAGAGCAGGACGCGGCCCGTGCGAGTATTGAAATACTGACACCGGGTCGTTACGTTCACTCCATTCAGTGTCACACGAAAGTTCGAGGCCATGGCCTTTTTCCGTTTTCGTCGATTCGAGGTGAAGATTGATAGTTGCATGGAGTAACCTTCCTGGTGCTCCGGCTGCGATGAGCGCGATTTCACGCTCCAATATCTGCATGTGGGCGATGAACTTCGTAATGTCCACGTCAAGGGTAACAACAAGTGACCCCGGGTTCAAGGGCGTCTTCAGCGGCATTGGCGTCCAGCGGACCATGGCTCCCACTGCCGCCATGCTTGTCAACAAGAAAAATGACCGCCGCGTAAGCCCTTGATGGTTCATCAGACACAACTGCTCTACTGGGTGGTGTAGATGGCACCACGGGCATTTGTCAGTCATCGCCCTTCCCTCATTTCCACCATGTCCCGCAAGTCGCTGGCAAGCTTCGGATAAAACGTCTCGCACGATGCCGCATAAGCTCGCAACGCGGCCAGTGCATGCGGGTCATGCGTCACGTCCAGCACGAAATACTGGCATCCGTCGTGCTTGGCACCGGTAGCGCTCGTGCCGTCCGTGCGCCACACCTTGAACTTTTCGTAAAGTCCCATGGTGTGCTTGTCGATGGGTTCAGCTGGAATCACCGGGATATCGATAACGGGAAGTGCGCGTTCGGGGAAGCCGTATTCAATCGACTTTCGGTCGAACACCCGAGCGATGACCTGCGAGGCACTCACGTAAAGCACGCTCAGAATCAGCAAGCCATAGATGATGGTGTCGCCCACTTCGTCAGCCAACTTCTCGCGCAAGGCGTCCATGTCGGCTTTCGGGATACCAGCTTCTTTGTTCGGAAGTTCCAAATCCAGCCGACGCAATTTCTTCGCGGCGTTGGCCGCTTCACCAGCCTCACCACACATGGCCCCGGCCCACTCCAACAGTGACCACTGTGTCAAATCCCCCTGGTGCCAGCGACGCCCCCGTATGGCATTCGTGGTCTGAAACTTATCGAGGTCGAGTATTTCGTTCATGGTGTGCCCTTTTCTTTTTCTTTAGACTGTTACAGTGTTTTTGATGCGGTGTGTTAGCATAACGGACTTCAGTCCCAAAATTCCGACAGTCACATTTGTCTGTTAAAATTCGCCGTTCTCGTTTAGTTGCTTTATTGTCCAGATACACACGCATCCGAACCTGCCGGCGTTTCTTCACTTTAAAATCGACCCGATGCGTTAAGCCGCAATCGCAACAGGCCATTTGAAACCCCCGCTTCACAGGACGGAACCACACCCCTTCAACGATTTGGGTCAGGCGTGGTCTACCCTGCTTGGGTGTCACAACTTGAATTCCAGTTCCACATGGCTGACTCGAAATTCCTTCATGGCATTGGAATGGCTTGATGTCTCCACCATGCGGATATGGATTTCAGAAGGCGAGATGCCGGTGTCATTTCTGAAATTCTCCACCGCATTATGCACAGCTTGATGGATTGTTTTCTTCAGCAACGCCGATGCTTCTGCAATAGGCGTCATTTCTTTTCCCTTGCCTTCTGCCTCTGGGCCAAATCCTGGTATTCCGCGACATACCCAGGGAATGCCTTCAGCAAGATGACCCGGTTGGGGTAGTCGGCTTTCGCAAAACATTCAGCCAATGCTTTCACGAAACCACCGCCCAGCCGCCGCATGGCCTCGGTCATATCAACAAAATCGTCTTCTGTCATTTTGTCTCCTTTACTACATTTGAACGTTCAACGACCTTCCCGAATTCACTGGGTGCCGGGGTCGTATTCAGCGGCCAGCGGTGCCCACATCGAAGGCACCAATACTCGAAATCCCACGCGTCAGCCGTGTAGCGCACTTCGGGATGCCGACATCGTTTCTGCTTCCATAGTTCCAACTTGTCGGCAATGGTCCGCAACAGTCCAATCATGGATGTTTCCTCATTATGAAAGCGATTCGAATAGTCTGCAAGAATGTCCAGCTCATAGCATATGGATTACGCCATAAACCTTCTTTTACAGCAAACCACCACAAGTGAAACCACACCACTGGGGCACCTAATTGGGGTTAACGATATCGCGCGAGCCTTGACGTATTTCTCGAAAATCAAGCAATGCCATGAGTGCTTTTTCATGCGCCATGCCGATGCGCGTCGTCAAGAACTTGTAGAACATCTCATCCGACACGGCAGCCTCAATCGCTTCATTCAGCATGCAAACAATCAACCTCGCCTTGTCCAAATCCATCTGGGTCAATTCACCATTGAGCGTGAAATCGATGCGACCCGTCTGGTCTTTCGAGCTCAACAGTGTGCTCACCGAGATGTCGGTGCCGGTTTTCCCGCCTCGAGACTTCAAGGCGATGCCATGCATATCAATGACTTCGCCTTCCTTTTTGTCGGCATGAAACGTATGCTGGTATTCAGCCCGTTCCAATAGAGTGCGGACAGCGATGTAGACGGCATGTGGAACTTCCAGAACAGCATAAGTGTGCGTCATGGTTTTCTTCCCTTTCGTTTCATCAAGATGACATACGCTTCTTGCAACTTGTCACTGAACCGCTGCAAATTGTCCAGTGTCTGTTCATGCACCAATTCTCGTGCGTAGTAATTGCCCTCACGGTCAGTGGGACACGTCAAGACGATGAGACTCTTCGCGTCCTCCTCGGTGTCCACACTAAATACCGGAAGCCAGCCATCAGGCACCTTCGGACCGAAGGCGACACGGACGGCTCAAAAAATTTTAATCGGTCTTGCGTAACGGTCGTCGGTCGCCATGTGCTTGTTCCTTACCTTCCATGCATATTCCTGTGCAATAGACGTTCAACACGGTTTCGGTCTGCGAAATCTTACACGCAGCTGTTTGACGAGGACACCACCAGACGCCGCACATCTGGTAGGCTGTCGGACACGGCGGCGCAACAGTTGCGGCAATCGCCAGTGTGGATTTCATGGCCTCTGGGCTTATTTTCCAGGGATAATGCGAAGTGCTTCTGGTTTCCCCGGAGTTGCGCGCATGACAAATGTAAAAGGGTCAGACCATGGCCCTACAATCGGTGGAGTGGCAGTGTCAGTGGCCCGAATGCGCGCCACATGCTGGCTGGGCGTAACGGCGGGAATCGCTGCACTACATTCAGTCGGCGTCGCGGCTCCGGTGCAAGTCACAACCAAGGGCGCAACCAAGACTGCACCATCAATTTCAATCTCGTATTGAAAGACTTGCGCGACCGGGGCCGTGTGTGGCATCGACCAAGCGAAACGGTCAGTAGGCACGGCCTGCGCATAGACGAATGCCGGCAAGAACGTGACCATCAAGGTGAACAATATCTTTTTCATTGGGTTCCTTTACTGGGGTTGAACTTGGATACGAAAGTTGATGGGTTTTCCGGGAAGTATCGATGGGCCTGTCTGGCGCACCCAATACACAGACGTATGCGGGTCAATGCCAATATAAGCCTCGGGGGAAACCCCTGAACCAGCATTCCACGTCTTGGTAATTTCGGTTGTAGCGATATGATACTGGCCAGGTGTTAAGCCAGTCATATACTGGGTGATGTCGATACGGCAATGCTGGTCTTTTACCTTTGGGTCGGGCCACATGACGGCTGTGGGATTGACCAATCTGTCAACCAGCACACCGACCACAAACCCGGGAATCCCGCAGGGGGGATTTCTAACTTCTATCGGCGGCGTGTAGCCGGAACCCCCTGTCAAGATAAACCAGACAAAAATGACTTCCATCAATGCACCTCAACTTCATTTTCCATATTTGACCTTTCGATTTTGGAAAGCACGGCCAAATGCTTGAAAAGCAGCCACCGCATGTCCAGCGGCATCCGCCATATGACTAAACGCTTTCATGAAATCAATAGCCAATTCGTTGAAGGGCCGCTGGTCTACCGGCACCATGACCATTACAACTTCTTCGGCACGGAACCACGGAAGTCCTTCAACCCGCCACGACGCCCCGACTTTGAAAAGAGGACCGGCTTTCATCGGGACGCCTCAATCTTTTCGTCTATTTTCTTCAGCAATGCAACGACAGCAGTATTGTGGGTATCGGCTCCACAGGTGCAAATGCCATCTCCATGTAGCGGACCTCGGATATTGTCATGGCCTCTCCCCAGATGCTCACCTGGGGCTAACCCATGGTCCTCGCACCGACAAGCGCGGCAACAATACCAGGAATCATCACAGTGCCGGTGTTCTTGACGTGTTCCAGCAATGAAGGTGCGGACTTCCACCAAGAATTCACGCGCCACTATCATGGTAATCTCCTTCACCGGCCATTCTTGTTTTAATTCCTTTTCCCACCGTGCATTGCGCTCACACGGCTGTGGTTGCTTATCGCAGGCACCCGTGTTGTAGCCACATGTCTCGCACCGATACGGACACAGGGGTCCGCTGCCGAAATGGGTGCCCTTGCACAGTTGGCACGACCCCCCAGGTCCAACATGGCTCATCGCCCCACCAACTTGTTGGGCGGTGGTTCTGGGGGTCCGCCACGCTCAAACACATGGCTGACGTTCAGGCCGTGTTCCGATTCAATGAGATTGCATCCCTCGCGCGCACACTGGCGTTCACGCACGATGATTTGCTTCGTGGCGTCGGCACGGCCTTCTTTATAGATAGCAGCCAGGTAATACAAGCTTATGCCGTTGTGTGCGGCCACGCGCATCAACTCGCTAAGAAGGGGTGGCGGCACCCCCAAATCAATCAGCTCGAATTTGCCGGTCGCCCACGGGTCCGCAACAAAGCGAAGAATGGTGGGCTGGGTGGATGCGGCGGTTTCCACTTCCAGAAGTTCAGCAATGGCGGTGCGAAGTTCTTCGGTTTCCTGGCCCAATCGACCTTTGTGAACCGGGATGCCGCCGAAGACTGCGATTTCACGAAGCAACAAGGCGTCGAACTTTTCCCGAAGTTTGGCGAATTTACTCTGCATCAGCATGGTCGGCCTCATATTCGGCAAGTGTCCAGACTTCCAATACTTTATGTGTCAAGCTAATCGCCATGGAACAGGCACGGCATACGCGCTTGATATTCGTAGACGGGTCATCCCCCTTTACGAAGATGACATACTCCGCCGTATTGTTGCACTGATTCTGGCACAAGGGGATGAAGTCGTTCCCGTTAACAGGCATGATGGTTCTTTCAATCATAGCTGCGTGCGAATTCCGCCTTGGACGGCCAATCGAGGCCATTAACTTTCTTCAAGCGTTCGTAATTACCAAGCAACATGTGCAAGTCCGAAACACGGACAGTGACCATGCCGCTGTCACCGGACATGGCGGATTCCAAGCGCTTCAACGCGGCTGGTGTCATCGGTCGCTGCCGCGCCACACACGCTCGAATATGCCCTCGTTTACTTGTGCTTGGCATGGGCCTGGGCTTCCCGGAACCGACGTTCAAATTCTTCAACCGGAACGTCTTCCCCGTTTATCTTGCACCAGCGGAGTCCCGGCATGAACTGCTGGTATTCGTCGGCACAATATCTGGGCTCGATATGGACGTGACAATCCTTGCACTCGTGATGCCCGACATCATGCGGCTCATCGTCACCATCCCAGTATTCTTCGCCATCTTTCACCCAGATGAGGGTGGGGGTCGTGTATTTTTCTCGTGGGGAGTAACGAAGGGCGGGAAGGGTGTTATCGGTGTCCAACTTGGCAACTTCATACCACTGGTGGATATGGCCAGCCGGGTCCGTGAATCTCCAGCTTGTGTCAGGCCGGTGCATGCTGGTCACATCGACCATCTCGCAACCAGTCTCGAACGTGTCGCCGAGGTGATTGACAATCCTCATTCGGGTTGCTTCACGGTAATCTTCACCACCAAGTTCCCGCCTGACCGCTCGACGAAAATCTCGGCTTCGGAATTGGGTTTCTTCAGCAGGGATTCGCGCACCCACTGAAGATATCGTTCGACAAGCACCGGGGTTACAGGTTCCATGGTTATCTCCTATTTTTCTTTCGGGCGGCACGAGCGTGTTTCTTCTTGGAATCCCGGGACTTCCGGTATTTCACGATGGTCTTCTGTGTCTCCCATTTCCCGTCGCCCTCGCCGGTGGGGATTTTCTTCTTGAAGATGTTGCCGCCTTTCGGCTTCTCCTCACGTTTCTTGTCTAACTGGTCGGTTAGCGAACCCATCAGTAATCCCCACTGGCGCCGCCGCCTCCGGAATCACCGCCCCCAAAATCCGATGATGAACTGGTTGAATCGGACACGCCACTACTTTCCATCGGGGGTGAAGGGCTGATGTCGATAGGGGTCCACACAGGGGTCAACGGGTCAGACAATATACCCAAAGAACTGACGGGCGCGGGAATGGTCTGATACTCTGGGTGAGATGGACGGCGGCCAGTAATGGTGGTCGGCGAAGACAAGGTAGCCAAGATGGTCAACCGATTCTCGACGCGACGCGCGCCCTCGATATCGCCTTGATTGACCAGCAGATGACCCGTCATCCGGCACCCACACTTGCAACAAATGCTGTAGTTGTTGGGGCACGGCCAGAAATCGTGCCGTTCTTCAAGGAACGGTGGTCCTGGTGGATTGTTGGTGCCACTGCGATATTCGTCATCGGCTTGAGCTCGTTTTCGTAATTCACGAGCCGCGACACGAAGACTTCCAGTTTTCGCACGTCCTATCTGTAATTGGGGTTCCCCCGGTTCTGGTGCCCGTGACTGGCGAATCAGACGACGTAACCACTCCCACATATGCTGCTCCTTTGGCCCCGGAACGGCTAAACGGTTACTTTGTGTTCGGCTGGTTATGAACCGCGCAATACAGTTCGTATCCAGCCTCCTTGATGTCATCGGGAAAGTCGTGCTGTTGGAAGAGTTTCAACAATGCTATCGCGGCATCGCTGAGCCGGATATACCGCTTAAGCAATTCCGGCGCGTCCAACTGCTGGGGGTCTTCTTGTTCTCGTGGCATGGCGTCACCCCTTGGCGTAAGTAATGACGCCCGACAACTGCAATGCCGCGCCGTTCGTGACGCACAGAGCACTGCCGATGGGAAGCCGTATCAGGACACCCGCGCCGCTGCCATGACTGAGGCTGGTATTGTCGCCCAGTTCCATCGCGCCGGTCAGCACTACCGGTGATGTTGCACAGTTGGTGCCGGTCCCACGCACCAGGGTGACTGCTGTGATACCTCCACCAGTAAACGTCCACGCGCAGACGTGAATGCGCTGGCCGGCGGTCAGGGCCACGGCCTCCAGTGTGGACGCCGCTGCGGTGTTGATGGCGACGGACTGGTCACAGGCGACGGGTTGGCGGTAGCCCTGGGCTTCCACTACCCCACTGGATGGATTCCACGTTATCCCAGCGACGAACGCTAAGACGCCTGCTATTACGGTGGCGACGAAAGTGGTCATGGCGGCTGAAAACGGTGACGGTCTGGTCATTGTCTGACTCCTGATGGATGGCCCCGGAAAATGGGACGATACCACACCTTGTGGGGGTTTGTCACCTGTTATTTTCCAAAATAGGGGGAAGGGCACCTAAATGAAAACTTAGGCCGAAATTCGTGACTTTCGGTAGAAGGGACAACTGGAAACGATGGAACTGGCTGTAACTCACGAAACACACATGCCGGTGGGGGTCGGCCACCCCATCCATTGCCTGTTCCAGTGTAATTCCGTCCCTGACATTTCCTCTATCTTTCTTACATTCTAAGTGACTTCTTTTTTTATAATAAGGTCTTGGGAAAAGAGGGTATGGGGGTATGGGCGGGATATCCACCACCGGGGAATCGTGAGTTACCAATAGGGGGGTTCCGACCTTTGATATGCTTGCCGGGTAAAATTTCTGCAGCCGTATGGTTGGACATAGGGGGGTTCCGACCTGCGCCATGGGACGCCGGTAGTCCTGCAGGAAGACCGACATCCTAGGGTGTAACCGGCGAGGCCAACCGGAACTTACGCAAAACGGGACCGGCCATCCCACTGACACGAATCGGAGACACACATGTCCAAGAAGAATACGACCGTCGCCCTCGTCACTCCTTCGAATACGACCGTTCCGGCCATCGTCTACACGGCGCTGGCCCTCACCGACACCGGCCTGCCCATACCCGAGGGATACGTGGCACCGGCCTACCTCACGGCCTTCGTCCATGGCCTGCGGGGCATCGCGTCCCTCCCGTCCAAGACCCGCGAGGAACGCACAATCTGTGCCAAAACCTTCGCGGACATCGTGGAACGGGCCATGCCTGGCACCCCCATGCCCCAGGGCCGTCACACCGGGCGCTTCACGGGCATGCCGGTCTTCGAGTCGCAAAACACGCTCTTCGTGGCTGCGGCCCTCGCCAACGTGGTCCTCACGTGCGGACACCTGATGTCGGCCTGGCGCGTGGAACTGCCCAACGCCAAGTGCGATTACCTGGCCAAGGACTACGCCTGGACCACGCTGTCCGAATACGTCAACGGTCGCCACAACGGGACCACTATCCCAGAAGGTGTGAACATCGTCACCGCCTGGGCTCGCCGGAATCGGATGCCCGTCGAAACGGCCATCGCTCCGGCGGTTGCCAAGAAAACCACACGCAAGGCCAAAACGGTCAAGGCGTGATTCACCCGGGGAGGGTGCCTGTGGCCCTCCCCACTTCCCGTCACCCGTTACCGTGGAGTGTATCATGATTCTTCAACTCACCGTCGGCGTCCGCTGCAATCCCGCCATCGTCCAGAACGTCATCGCCTCGGTCGGTGTCCCGTCCATGGCCTTCACCTCGGGTGAGGATTATCACCTGGAATGGAAAGTGTCATCCGTGCGCGAATCCACTGCCCTGCTGGCCCGTGCCAACGCTGCCGTTTTACGCTACGGACATGTCATCGCCGAGACGGTTGACTCACCGCAGTGCCTGGACATGGACGCCATCCGGCGCTAATCACTTACCGCAGTCCACGGGGTGAGGGGACGGGCCTTCGGGCCTGTTCCTTTTTTCCCGTGCGTTCAGCGTAAGCTTATTCTACGCAGGCCATCTGAAAAAAGAAATTACAGCGTAAGCTTACCCTGCCTGGTCCTTCCCGCAGTCCCGCCCGCAGCGCAGCCTTCTTCCCATCAGCCCTAGGAAACTGCCACTTTAGGTAAGCGCTAAGCGCTCCGTAACCCGGGGGAAGCGCTGGTAAGCCGCAGTTAACCACAGCGTAAGCTTATCCTGTTGCACGTCTTTGCACAGAAGGTTACATTAAAGGCAGTTATTCTCACCTTAGGGGGTCATAAGCCAGCATAAGCTAAACCTGACTATCATATGATTATGCAGTGCAGCAGTAGTGAGACGACCGAATGCCAGCTGGTCCTGGTGCTGCCTGGATATCGCAGCCGTTCCCTCCCTGTTCTAGGTAGGTTTCCCACACCCCTTTCCCACCCGACTTCCCCATTCTGACCCGCTACCCCCTTCCCCATAGCAGCCCACCCACCCATCCGGTAGCCTTCCCTTACCCCAGTTTCATTCATTTTCTTCACTCGCAGCCCAAACAAAGTGATTGACCGCCACCCGGCACCAGTTCACAATTGAACCATGAACAATATCACCCAATGGGAAGCCGTATGTGCAGCCGTATGGCGACGGGACCGTAAGTTGAAACGTCCCCATTTCATCGCAGGCCCAGATTCCCCCACCCACGGCAACAACATGGGCGCGCTATTTCGTGCAGTGTCAGCACACTTAATATGGTTAGTGGAAACCGCAGATGAAAGGAAATGACCATGCACCTTACCACCGCAGTTTTGCATCGCAGATTTGGAGACAAACCATGAAGAAGCCCATTCCATCGCAGCTGACCATCACCGTGCGCGACGATAACACCGTGACCGTCTTCAACCCGAAGACCGGCATCACATCGCACTTCACCGTCGCCGAATTAAAGGCCAACGGCACGCCTGAAATGAAAGCCGCCATGGCCCACCTCCACCCCGTGCGCGTCGGAAGTTGATATGAAGAAACCTACCCACGGACCCGTAAAAATAGCTTCACGCGGCGATTTCGGTCCAGATGTGCAACGGCTGGTCACACAGCCCCCACCACGGCAGCAGATTAGCGACGACATCCTGAACGGTGTTTACGTCTTGTTGGACGTAGCCGTTGAGCATCACCATGACCGCCCATCAGGCGAGACCATGGTCGAGTGCCATGTATGCGGCGAATGGGAAGGCCACACCACTGAATGTTTTGTGCCAGCCCTTGACCGTTGGCTGGCGACCCCGGGTGAGTTCGTCAGCCCCTCAACGCCCGTGCCCACACGCATCGAGTGCAGCTGGTGTGATGCCGTCATGCAGCTGGGCACACGGCCCATCAGTCACAGCATGTGCCCCAGATGTCAGTCGTTGACCGATGAAGAAGTTGATTTGCAAGTCGATTACGTCCGCGCTATGCGGCGTAAAGAATAGGAGTAGCCATGTCTGACCTTGCCACCGTGCAGCAATTAGAACGAGATAACGCAGATTTGAAACGCCAGATGGGGGCAATTCCCGACGGCAAGCGAGCGTTAACCAAACTTCGCGTCCTGATGCTGGAACGCGAAAACAGGATTCTCCGCAAACTGTTGGCACTTATGGTGAAGCCATGATGCGGAACACCACTCCCGCAGAAGCCTTGGCGGAAGCCTTTACCCGTGTCGCCGCAGCCAACCATTACTTGGTCGGTGTATTGACTCGAACCGACGACGGCTCGGAAACCTTTACCCTGGACGAACTGGGCGCAGCCGAGCAGATATTGATTACGGCACAAAACAAGTTGATACCTGGCGACCCTGCCCACACACGCTACGACGTGGCGCTGGATTTGGTCGGGCACGAACGCACACGTCGTCAACGAAGGAGTTAACCCATGACTGACCAAGAGAAGGCAGCCCATCGTCGTGAAGTTCTTGAGGAAGTATTCGATGCCCTGACCGCATGCCCCGTCTACGCCGTGCAAGACCACAACGGCCGCAGTCTGGGCCTTGGCATGCGGCGGGAAGATGCGTCGAAAGCATTGGCTGGGCTAAATGGTGGTGTCATTCCCAGACGGGACAAGGATGACCCCCGCACTGACCTGAACCTGCCGGAAACCGGCGAAGGCAGATACTAACCATGACCACCCCCATTGCAGAATTTAC